AACACCGAGGCTATCAGGCGCACTTTTTATGTCAGGAGCTAAATTATTCTTTTTAGCAGCAGGGCAGCCTGTGCTAATTACATCAGCTTAAAATGGCAACAGGCGATGCAACAATAACAAAAATCGGAGTGTTTGCAGACACAACAATAGCAGCAGGAGCCACAGGGCAGAATCTAAAAAATGCATATTTAAGCGGCTCAAAGTTCTTTTTTGTTCCGATGAATAATGGGCAGGTTATGGTTCTAAAGCAAGTTGTTGAAGGCTGGTAGATAAATTTATATATTTCTTAATCTTACTAACTTTATGAAATCCATAAAAAAACAATTAGAGCAGGTAAAATTCAAAGAAGCTGAGATACATAAAAGCGCAGGCGTTCTTGATGATTTTCCTGTTAGAAAAAGTATTGCTACAAGAGAGATTGTAACAGGGGATCATAATGCAGAAGGAACTAAACCCGAGATAGTTAATGTTGTCTATGGTACTGGAAGCCCGCCAACAGCTTCAACAACTCCAATCGGGACAATTTATATCCAATACACAGCATAATTAAAATGACAGTAACAAAAGGAACTAATTGCGGTTTTGTAAGTGTTGCACCAACATCTGACCCAGGAGGCGCTACAGCTGCGCTTGATAATACTTCGAGGGCTCAGATAGATACAGCACCTGCTGGTGCTACAAAAATAACTGAAATTGGCTGGTATGCTGGAACTGCTTCAGAAGAGTCTAATTTTGAAGTTGGATTATACAGCCATGACACTACTAATAATTGTGCATTGGATAGATTGTATGTAGATAATAGTAATGCAAAAGGAACTACTGAAGGATGGAAAACTGTGGCTGTAGATTGGGCAATTACTGCAGGCACAACATATTGGATTGCTGTTCAATTAGATGATACTGCAACAACAACAGGTTATGATTACACCACCGGAACAGGCACACAGAGCGGGGTTTGCACAGGGGGAAGTGCAAGCCTGATAGACCCCTGGGTTAATGGGGGAACAGGAGTTAGATTAACTGCTTTTTATGCTGTTTGGGAAGCAGGAGCAGCAGGAACAAACATGCAGGTGAATATTGGGGATGTGTGGAAAGATATACCTACTGCACAGATAAATATTGGGGATGCATGGAAACCTATTGCAGGAGCTCAGATAAATATTGGAGATGTTTGGAAAACAATTTTTTAATATACTGCTCCATCACCATAAAGCTTAAATACTTAGTTTCCTAAGTATTTCTATGACAAATCATATCATACTGCATCTTGATGAAGAATTTTTTAACAAGCTGAAAATGGATAAACTCCGACGAGAAAAAGATTATGGACTAATGACATGGGAAGTTTATGTTGCAAGATTACTTGGATTAGCTAAACTTGGAGATAAAAAACAATGACAACTGAACTATTTAATTTAAGCGAGAGATTGATTAATCAAGAATTTGAAAAATGGAAAAATGGTTATCCAATCTATCACACTGCAATATTATTAGAAGATGTCAAAGAATTTATAAGATTATTTGATATATACATAAGCAAAATACATAATGATATTGACAAACAATTTTTAAGGAAATATTTATATAGACTTGCAGGGAATAAATTAATAGGAGAAAAAGATGGAACAATATGAATTAGATGAATTAGCAGAACAATATAAAATGACAACTGAATTTAATTTAAGCGAGAAAATGAAAGATTGGGTTAAACCAACATATAAAGAAGAAAAAGACGTCAAAGAATTTATAAGATTATTGAAAGAAGAATTTGAAAATAATGAGAGTTTGGATATTAATGAAACAATAGATAAACTTGCAGGAGATAAACTATGCTAGAAATAAACTCCTTAGCCTGCTGTAAAAGAGCAATAGATTTAATTACAATTTATAAAGGAAATTTAGTTTTCCAATGCAAACAATGTGGAAAAATCTATATGGTTAAATTAAAGAAGGTAAACTAACACTCTTAAATTAGCATAGAGGGCTAAAAATGTAAGGAGGTATAAAAATGAAAACACAAATAAAAATATTAAAACATGAGAACAAGACTTCTAAAGAAGGAAAAGATTACACTAGATTTAACACATCACAAGGATGGGTTTCTGCATTTGATACTGATATCATTGAGGATCTAAAAAAAGCAGAAGGAAGAACTGCATCTGTTGAACTTGCAACATCTGAAGATGGCAAATTCAAGAACATCAGAAAATTCTACGGCATTGTTGCACATGGACTAGAGGAAAAACAAGAAGAAGAAGTCGGAGAAGATGGACTTGTTTCTTTTGAAAAACCAAAAGTAATAAAACCAGAGCAATTAGGAAAGTCTGTTTATCAGCCAACTTCAATGTATGTGAGTTATGCAAAAGATATATTCTGCGCATTGTTAGAAAACATAAAACCAACAACCGCAGATTTTAATGTTGAAATGGCAAAGGTTGCATTTAGAAATGTAATGAATGAAAGTATAGAACTTGTCAAGCAGGCACATAAAGCATTTGAATAAGAAGTTAGTTTATTTTTTTTTCTTTTTTTTATCGTTCTGCCAATTTTTGGAGAAGGATAAGAACCTTACTTAAATAGTCATTTCTGCCAAGCCATGCCCAGCCGAAAAGCTTAAATACTTAGGAAGCTTTTGAAAGTCAGCTTTCTTTCAGAAACCTGCCTTTCAAACCCACCTCAGCAATCAAGCTTGCTTCGGTTTGCCTGATGGCAGAAATAGCAGCCAGCTCGCGTATCGCGAGGGCTGAGCCAACTCGCCAGCTTGCCAGCTCGTAATTTCTGGGTTGCCTGAAATTACGAGGGCAGGGCGAGGGCTTGGCTATGGCATTTCTAATTAGGCTCCGCTTATGCCATGCTTTGACTTCCCCAAGCCAGGCTTACACAGAGCCGCTTTGTTCAAGCTGAGGCTTGAACTTCCAGGGTTTCCTCAGGTTGGGACTATGACACAGGTTGGGATGACACAGGTTGGGATGACACAGGTTGGGATGACACAGGTTGGGATGACACAGGTTGGGATGACACAGGGACGCTGCAGTAAGGGTTTACCCAGGGACGACATTAAGATCGCTCGGCGTCGCCTCGCTACTACAGAAAAGGTTTCCTCAGGGACGACGATTTTTCTATAATGCAAAGGTTTATAAAAGAAATCATACAAAGGTTTATAAAGGAAAGCAGAAAAGATAAGATAAGATATAAGTATAAGTATAAGTAAGTAAGTAAGTAAGTAAGTATAGTAGTATAGTATAGTAATCCTTAAATAGTCTGCTTTGCTTTATAAATGTATGGTTAATAAAACAATTTCTATTCCTTATGATTTGAATGAGAAACTAAAAGAAGAAGATAATGCATCAGCTCTAATATCTAGTATTCTTAATCAGCATTATGATTCTCTTAGAGGAGTTGAAGTTAAATCTCCTAAAGACATTCAAGTTGAAGTTATAGAGTTGCAGAAAGAAATCAAAGAAAAGAAAAAAGAGATTGAAGAGTTAAAGGTTATAGAAATTACAGAAGAAAAGACAGAAGAAGAGAAAGCAGAAATTAAAAAGAAAAGAGATGAAGCAACTGAGAAATTAAAAGAAGCAATATTGTCTGAGATATGAAAACAAGAACTGCTCATATCATTTGGATTATATACTTCACGATGATTACATTAGAACTAATATGTTTCGCTACAACACAACACATCACACAAAGAACTATTGCTTAAAACCTAATTGCATTCATTGGGCTTTACCAAAATCTAAGTATTGTCGTAAGCATCAACAAGAACTAGAAACTAAATCAAAGTTATATGAACATGAGTTATCAAAGAACAACAAGAGCAAGAATAAAAGGAATGTTAAGACAGATGTTTCTAAGAAGCTGTGAAAGAAATCAATGTCTTCAAAGAGATAAGTATACTTGTCAGCTATGCAATAGAAAGAAAACAAATAAGAAAGGACAAGAGTTTAAGGTTGAGTGTCATCATAAGAAAGGCATTGATGTATGGGATAACATCATCAGCTTAATACAAGAACAATTATTATGTGATGTTGATGAACTGCAAACACTATGTCGTGATTGTCATGATACAATAACAACTAATTGAATATATATAATGAAAGAACAAAACAAAACAAGAGAAACAAAGAGAATAAACAAGATAACTAAAGACAAACAGAAGAAGTTTAAGCTTAAGTTATTAAAGAAACAACAAGAGAATAAGATTAAGGCAACAATACAAATGAGAATAGATTATTATTAATGTTTGTTTGTTATTGCGAACTTTAGAGTTTAGAGTTTAAAGTTAGATTTAGGATCCCACAAAAAATTTATGGAAAAAACACACATTTGCCCGTTCTGCGGAATTTGGTTTGAAGGATGGCTCTGCCCAAATTGCGGAGGAATTCTGTATTTGTAATGGAAACTATTTTTGACATCAATCGCCCCTGGTTAAGCCTGGATCCATGGCAGAAAGAATATGTTTTTAGTCCAGACCCTAATCAAAACAATTTTCTGTTATGCGCAAGGCAATGCGGAAAAACAACTGCTATGAGCATGCGAGCAGTTGAATTATGCGTTAATCATTATAATGAAGGAGAATTTGTTTTAATAAACTCAATCACAGAAAAACAGGGTTATCATATGCTGGCAAAAGCTCTAGCATACGCAGAAGCAGTTTATCCTAAGACAATAGACAGAGGAAAAGATAACAAGCCAACAAAACACAGAGTAATGTTTTTAAATGGCACAGGGATTTTATGTTATGCAGCAGGGGAAACAGGGGAAGGGTTAAGAGGATTTACAATAAAAAAATTAATGCCTGATGAAGGGAGTAGAATGAGTGAAGAGTATTTTATTGCAACTATGCCAATGTTAAGCGTTATAGGCGGAAGCATGGATATTGCATCAACTCCTTTTGGGAAAAAAAATAAAGATGGAAGTGAGAAGTTTTTTTATAAATGCTCTCTTGATAAAAAATTCAAAAAATTCTATGTAAATGCAGAAGATTGCCCTCGTCATACAAAAGAATTTTTAGCAGAGCAAAAAGAAAGATTATCCAAACTTGCTTATGCTCAGGAATATAATGCAATCTTTACTGATGAATTAAAAAGACTTTTTGATGAAGAATTAATAAAAAGAATTTGTGTTTTAAAAAGAGATATGAATATTAATAGAACATCAAAGTATTATTTAGGTGTTGATGTTGCAGGTTTTGGCGAGGATGAATGTTCTTTTGAGATTTTAGAGAAATTGCAGGATAAAACATTATGGCAAAGAGAAAATATTATTGAAAAGAGAAATGCAACAACAAAAACAACTGATAGAATTTTAATATTAAATAAAGGATATAATTTTAAAAAAATAGGCATTGATGATGGTGGAATAGGTTTTGGTGTATTTTGTGAATTATTGGATCATAACGAAACAAAAGGAAAAACTATTGCATTAAACAATGCATCAAGAGATAAAGAGAGAGATGAAGAAACAGGAGATTTTTCAAAGAAAACACTTTTGAAAGAAGAAATGTATATTAATTTATTATCACTCATGGAGAACAACAAAATACAATTATTAGATGATGAAGATATAAAAGCATCTTTATCGTCTATACAGCATGATGAAGGTAAGATTTTTGGATCTTATTCTCACATAACTGAAGGAATTATAAGAAGTGCCTGGCTTGCTGAAAAAGACAAAAGTTTAAATATGTTTGTGCATTATTTTTGAGCATGGGAAACGATGATGAATTAACTGATGAAGACCTAGATGACTCAGAAGAGGAATAATGGCAGGAACTCTATGTTTGTCTGGTGCAATGTTTTACAAAGCAGGAAGCACAGTAAACACCACAATTAAAAATGAAACATTCGCAGTTGCTATGATTAATCAAGCAGAAAGTTTTTTAAATGTTATTTCTAAAAAAAATTGGATTGATGCCTATGCAGGATTAAATGCAGATGTAAAATTAATTCTTGAAGAAGCATGTTCAAATCTTGCAGCAATTTATGCAATACAATATGATTTATCAGGAACAACAATGACTTCATTACAAAGAATAGACAGCGAAGATAAAATCAATGTTTTATACAGAAGATTTATGGATTGTGTTAAAATTTTGGAAAATCAGGATTATGTAAAATATATTACAGGTGCGTAAAACTATGGCATTGGATTTAAGAGGACATAACGATATTTTTTCCAAGAATAATCTTTTTGCAATATCGCCGGAAGATGGCCAGGGATTAATTTTTTCAGGAAACAGGCAAATACCTGAAGGAATACCTGGAATAGAAAACAATTATACAGAAAATTTCGGTGATGCAAATTTGAATACATCTAAATGGACGAGCACACTAACAGGAAGCGGGGGAGTTTCTTTATCATCAGGAATTGCAACTTTAACAACAGGCGCAACAAATGGAAGTTCTGCACAAATTGTTTCTAAATTTTCTGTGCCAAATGCAAGTTCAAATGAGATAACAATAAACCTAAAATTTAGATTTAAAAAATCTATTGCATCAGGAGGAATTTTTAAAATAGGAGTTCAAAAATCAGGGGATACAAAGAGGATAATCTTTTATGCTGATGACACAGAACTAACAGATTATCTTTTAGAATTTATTTCAGGAATAGGAAGCGGGGATATTGCAGGAGCTTATGATAATGTTTGGTTTACAGGTAAAATAAGATTAAGACCATCATCAGGAGTTATACTAAATGTAAATGGGGGAACAGATTTTATAACTAGTTCAACAAGCCTAACAGAAGATTTGTATCTTTATGCAAAAGTCACAAATGCAGTTGCAGCTGCTCAAACTATAGAAATAGATTACATGGATATAATAGCAACATAAAAGAAAACATTTAAATAGATGTGATTTTATGTTAAAGCATGTCTGAAATGCGTGTTTCATCTGCGGTTGTAAGCACAGTGGCTAATTCTGATTATGTTAATCAATTAAGAGATGGAGATTTCTATATGGGCTCTTCCACAGATACAGATGGAATTAATAAATTTACTGATAGTTTTTGGATTCCTGAGTGGGCAACCTGGCATGGCTCTTATGTTGATGTTCCAATATTTGCTCAGACAATAGACACTCTCGCTGTTTGGACTGTTGGAAAAGGGTTTAAGGGAAAAGACAAAGAAAAATTAGAGAAAATAAAAGGCATGGGAAAAGATGATGCTAATTCTATTTTTGAAAATATGGCAAGAACAATGTTAATATGCGGTGACAGCGTCGCTGAAATTGTAAGGGATAAAGCAGGAAGATTGACAAATTTAAAAACTCTTAATCCTGGATGTATTCAATTTGTTTTTAACCCATCAGGAATAATTGCAAGATATGACCAAATTAATCCGACGACAAAACAAACTATAAAACCATTTAAACCAAAAGATATTTTTCATTTATCCTGGAACAGATTGGCTGATGAAATTCATGGAAAACCTTATGCAGAAAGAGCAAGCCCAATTATAAATCAGATAAAACAACTGCAGGAAGATTTAGGTATTAGATTTCACAGGATTGTAAAGCCACAAAGATTATTTGAGTCAAATACTGATGATCCAACAGAAAATGCAAATGTTGAAG